CCTCCACCAGCATGGGGGGCGATTGAAAAAATTGTATGGGAATTTCATAATAATATAAATAAATTAGGACATACTTCTCAAATTAGTATGGCTGGTTACATTCAACTAAATGATTATGATATAGTTCATTGCCACGTAGCTAATTTAGCTGTAGATTTAGCACAAAGAGGTATTCCTTATATTTACCAACTACACGATCACCATGTAGTTCATTATGGCAAAGATTCTCATGTTTATAAAGAGAATTTAAAAGCAATTGAAGGTTCACTTATATCTTTAATGCCTGCTAGATTTTTAGTTGATTATTTTGAAAGCAATAAATGTGTGTATTTTTCTCATGGTGTAAACACAGATGAATTTTATCCAACATCTAAAGACAAACCTACTGAACCAAAATTATTAATGGTAGCAAATAATGGTTTAGGAGGTAATCAAGCTTTTGATAGAAAAGGATTTACTTTTGGTGTTGGGTTAGCAGCATTAAATAATTTACCTATTACTATTGCTGGACCTTCATCAAATAAATACTTTTTTAATGAGCATTTATGGATGTTAAATTATCCTAAACTAAACTTGGTTTTTGATTTACACAATGATAAATTACTAGAATTATACCATGAACATGATATATTTGTACACCCAACAATATTAGAAGCAGGACATCCTAATTTAACAATGATTGAAGCAGCAGCCGCTGGTTTGCCTATAATTGCTGATTGGGAACATGCTACTGATTTTCATGGTGCTTGGAGAGCTCCTCGTAATGTATTTGAAATGGATAGAGGTTTAAAAGATATTTTACAAAATTGGAACACATACAGGTTAAAAACTATTAACACAGGTAAACAATTAAGTTGGGAAAACAGAACTAAAGATTTATTAGAAATATATAAACAATTTATATGAAAGAAGTTTTAATACAAGAATACAACAATTTAGAGCAATTAAATTTGCCTTACAAACAAAACGAAAATCAATTTTTTATTAATTTTGTTCAAGGTGCTAAATGTGAAATAGTAGGTGATGTTCAAAAATCATATATTGTTAAATTTATTGATACTAAGTTTGACAAAGTAATTCATGAAAGTGAATTAACTAATAATATGTGGACTAAAACATCTATTCAATATTTTATGTGGTGGCGTGTAGAAGTTTATGATAAAGAAACAGATGAATTAGTATTTGAACATAATTTTGATTTAAAAAATAAACGAGTATACATTCATTTAGATTCGTCTGCTATTGGTGATACATTAGCTTGGTTTCCTTATATAGATGAATTTAGAAAAAAACATAATTGTCAAGTAGTATGTTCTACTTTTCATAATAAGTGGTTTAAAGAAGAATATCCTGAATTAGAATTTGTAGAACCAAGTACAGAAGTATTTGATTTATATGCTATGTATACTATTGGGTGGTATTATGATGAAGATAAAAAAGTAGTTGATACAAAAATTCCCATTGAATTTAAACAACATCCTTTAGGTGAAACATCAACATCAATTTTAGGTTTATCATACACAGAGATTAAACCAAGAATAGTATTACCTAAAAAATTAAAACAAATTGAAGGAAAATATGTTGTAATAGCTCCTCATGCCTCTGCTCATGCTAAGTACTGGAATCATAAAGGCGGATGGCAAGCAGTTATTGACTACCTAAATAATAATGGTTATAAAGTAGTAATGATTACAAGTGAAAAATTAGGAGATACTTGGCATGATTCAAAACTTGGAGGAACATTAAAAGGAGTAATTAATAAAACAGGTAATTATCCAATTGAGGATAGAATGATTGACATGAAATATGCTGATGCCTTTATTGGAGTTGGTAGTGGATTGTCTTGGTTAGCATGGTCAATAGGAACACCAGTAATAATGATTTCAGGATTTAGTGAACCTTATACTGAATTTTTAGATTGCGAACGTGTATTTAATTATGACCCTAATGTATGTACAGGATGTTTTAATACCCATTGGCTAAATCCTGGTGATTGGGAATGGTGCCCTGAGCATAAAGACACACCAAGACATTTTGAATGTACAAAAACTATTAAACCTGAGCAAGTAATTGTGTCAATTCATAAAACCCTTAATATTTATTAATAAATAAAATATGGCAACTTTAAACCCATCAAACGTAATAAATGGTAATACAATACAAGCATCTGATGTTTTACAACTATTTGAAGCTTTTGGCACAGGATCACAAAATATTACTGGATTAAGTCTAACAGGTAGTATAACTAATGCTAATGCTGCTACCTTAGCAGCATCTGCTTCTAAAATAACAACTGCTATTACGGGTGGAAGTACTCATTATTTAACTTTTGTTGAAGGATCAGGTACTTATATGCCTAAAATAGCATCTCTTTTAGAATATAATGCTACTAATAATAATCTAACAGTTACTGCTTCTTTTGCTACTACTGCTTCCCATGCCTTAACATCAACTGCAACACAAGTTAATAATCAGTCTTATGACAATGGAACAAATGTTGTTAATGGTAATTTTAAATTTATAGCAGGTAAAGTAACTATGACTAATGGAGCTGCTACAAGTAGTATATTTACTGTTTTATTAGGTAAAGCATTAGGTGATAATGTATGGATTAATGCCGCATACCCTACAACATTTACTCCATTTACATCATCAGTAACCGTAGACACTACTCCCGGACCACCATACACAACAAATCTTTCAATACTTAAAGTTAACGTATCTTCTAGTGGCCAGGTATTAATTACAGGAGGTCCAAATGATACAGGAACAGTTATATTTACAGGAACATATATTTAATTTTTATATTTTTTAACATATTTATTATTGTAAAGGTTTTTAATTAATTGTTTTTATTATTAAACTTTTGAATATTTTTTACATATTTATAAACAAATAAAACAAATTAGAAAATGGCAGAAACACTTTTATCTCCTGGCGTATTAGCACGAGAAAACGATAGCTCACAGATCACCAATGTTCCTGCACCTGCTGGTGCTGCGCTTCTTGGTCCAACTGTAAAAGGTCAACCCGATTATCCAAGATTAATTACCAGTTTTAATCAGTATTTAACATATTTTGGTGGAGCTTTTATTAGTGGTTCTTCTCAATATACTTATTTTACTTCAACTGCAGCTTTTAATTACTTCCAAAATGGAGGAACTAGTTTATGGGTAACAAGGGTAGCATCAGGATCGTCTACTTTTAGACCGGCAACTTCATCATTAATGCTTACAGGTTCAGCTGGAGGTCCAGCAACAGCAACCTCTCCATTTATTCTTCAAACATTGAGTTATGGTTCTAACCAAAATAGTTCAAGTTCATTAGATGCAAGTGGTTCATTAGCATCAGGTTCAACACTTAATGTGAGATGGCAAATAACAAACGCTAATACTTCTTCAGGAACCTTTACTTTATTAATTCGTCAAGGTAATGATACTACAAGTAATCCGAAATATTTAGAAACTTGGACTAACTTATCATTAGATCCTACAGCTCCTAACTATATTGAAAAAACACTTGGTAGTACAACCTTTGGTTTAGGTGACAGTACAGCTACTTATATTACTTCATCAGGTAATTATCCTAATAGAAGTAATTATGTTACTGTAGCATCTGTACCTTTAAAAACTCCAAATTATTTTAATAATGTAGGTCAACCTCAAGACATTTATACTGGTTCTATTCCAGCAAACCAAAGTGGTTCATTTGGAGCGGCAGTGGGTGAATTATTTTATGGAGGAGGAGCTAAATATTATAATGATATTACCGATACTAACATTCAAGGTCTTCCAGCAACAGCATATTCTACTTCAATTAGTTTAATGTCTAATGCTGATGAATATAATTATAACGTTATTATTGCTCCTGGTTTGACTTATGGTAATGCAAATGGTAAAACTCAATTAGTTAATTTAATTAATAATACTCAAAACAGAGGTGATAATATTGCTGTAGTTGATATGTCATTATATGGAAATAGTGTTAGTACTACTACAGGTGTTGCAAATACCTTAGATACTTCATACGCTGCTACTTATTGGCCTTGGATTCAAACAGTAGATCCTCTTACAGGTGATTTTGCTTGGGTTCCAGCTTCAACAATGATTCCTTCAGTTTATATCCAGAATGATAATTTATCAGCTCCTTGGTTTGCTCCTGCTGGTTTAACTAGAGGTGGAATTTTAAATGCTGTTAGAACAGAAAAGAAATTAACTCAAACAGATAGAAATAACTTATATCAAAATAAAGTTAACCCAATCGCTACTTTCCCAGGTACTGGAGTTGTAGTATATGGTCAAAAGACATTACAAACTACAGCATCTGCACTTGATAGAGTAAATGTTCGTCGTTTGTTGATTGCTCTTAAAACTAAAATTAGTGAAATTGCTAATACGTTAGTGTTTGAACAAAATACAATTGCTACTCGTACTAGTTTTACTTCTCAAGTTAACCCATACTTAGCATCAGTTCAACAACAACAAGGTTTGTATGCTTTTAAAGTAATTATGGATGATTCAAATAATAGTGCAGAAACAATTGATAGGAACCAGTTAATCGGACAGATTTACTTACAACCTACTAAAACTGCTGAATTTATTTATTTGGATTTCAACATTTTACCTACAGGAGCTACTTTCCCTGCATAATTTTTTAAAAACGGAATATTTATAACAAAACAAAATAAATAAAATGGCAATTTTAAATCCTAACGAAATATTTTTCACAGCTTTCGAACCAAAGCAACCTAACCGCTTCATTATGTATGTAGATGGTTTTCCATCGTATATTATTAAAGCAATCTCAGCCGTGACGTTCGAACAAGGTGAAGTGGTTCTTAACCATATAAACGTTTACTCAAAAGTAAAAGGTAAAACTAAATGGAGTGATTTAACTATGACTTTATTTGATCCTATTACTCCTTCAGGTGCTCAAGCAACAATGGAATGGCTACGTTTGCACCACGAATCAGTAACTGGCCGTGATGGTTATTCTGATATGTATAAAAAAGATTTAACTATTAACATATTAGGTCC